GGGAAGGAAAGGGTAGAACCCATAAGTTGACCAGTTTGCTGAAGCTCCGGTGCTATACCAGAATCTTCAGGATAATGTAACATTTGTTCATAAATAACACTTTCTACATGAGGTACTAACCAGGCTAAAGATTTAGGGAGAAGACGAGTCACTTCATCAAATATTAATTTGGTGACCTCGATCTTCAGATTATCTGTAGCAGCTGAGTAATCACCAGAAACAATGAACTCATTAAAGCCTGAGGGGAGAAGAGAACCGGACCGAAATAAATCATTAAGTATATCTTCACTTAAAGGTGAACCAGTTAATTTAAACTGGGGCCACTTTTGAAGATACTCCCAAAGGTTCTTTTGGAGCCACTTGGAAATATAATACTTATATGTTTCACCTTTCGTTATTAAACGAACTTTCAAAGGCTCAAGAATAGGATGTACAACAACATTGTTGTGTAGTCTATTCTCAGAGTAAGGAAAGTCGTAAAAATCGTGACGATCTAATCCTAAATTCATAGGATAATTTAGATCACCTAACTTAGAACGAATATAGGTTAAATTCGGGGCCGGAAAGCCTCGTATCTCTTCAACAACACCAGGACGTGTTTCAACCATGGAAAGGAGCTCATTAGGACGCTCTTCACCATGAAGCTCTGTGATTATGAACTCCTTAGCTCCTCCTTCAGATCTTTTCGATTCGAAGGAAGCTCCACTTGAAGCCTCATATAATTTGAAATCAGAAAATTTGATTCCTCTAAAGAAATTTTTAATATCAGAAAGCCAATCCATCTGATCAGCCCAAGACATTACAGTCTTCTTCGTTAAAGCCTTTTTATGCTTTACAAGAGTTTCTTGAATAAAACTCTTGGGAACTACCTCAGCAGCCCTCTTACACTGAAGCCAATTATACCAAAAACGGTAATTCTTTGAGGAACGAGACACAATACGTGCCTTAAACCAACGTTTAAAAGAACCTTGGAAAATGTAAATAAATTCAGAAGCCAGAGTACTAGGCTTCTCAGGAAGTGGGTTAGATAAAAACTTAGCTAATGGATAGACTGTGACATACTTGGCATGGGAGATAAAGTCTTCCATTCTCCAAGAACACATGGTCTTTAATCCATTAAGCAAATCTAACTCTTTAAAATGATGATCAATAGTACTATCTCTATCAAAGATGCATTCTAACATACCACGAAATAATTTCATAGCATGGATAGAGACTTCAGGAATTGAGAACTTATAACTCTTGAAGAATTGATCATAAATAACAGGCGTAGCATTGATTGCTTGGAGAATACCCTCAGATAATGAGGAAATCTCCAGAACAATACAATCTTTGCTACCATTACCGGGAACACCCCGGCAAAGTCCGCCTAAAATCTCATCGAGTCGGGTCAGTATCCGCGTAGGAACTGAGTTCGAGGCTGAAAT